TAGTTAGGGTTTAGCCAATTGATGATGCTAGGCAAGACTGAAACCAGAGCTGCATTGGCAATTGCATTTACATCTAGGCCGACTGCCAGATAGGTCGCTAGCGCCGTTGCTAGGAATGTCTTTGCCCAGCTCTCTGCCATTTTCTTTAGGTCGCTCATTAGTTTCTCCTTCGAGGTTAAAATAACTGCCATCTTTGTCTCCCAAACTTGTAAATGAAATATGGAAATGCGACCGGTGGGGATTAGCGCCTTTATATGTGCGGCGCTTCCACCCCAGTATCGGACTCATAATCTTTCCATCGTAGATTATGTATTTAATTCGCTTATCGCCCTTTTTGGCTAATTTGCGAATCTTCTCAACTAGCGCGTAAGCCTCTTCTTTGTGAGCTGATAAGTCAGCATCAATATCTAAAGCTCTAACGATTCCATCAATTGGTATATGGTCAGAACTGCCTTTAGCAAGATGCCTAGAATCAGCAATCCAGCCGTCAGACTTCCTATCGCGATCAGGATAATCGTCATCGATTTGCTCCCGAAGCTGAATACCTGCTGCACATAGTTTTGCCATTATCTTTATAGATTGTGCTATGAGAGCAGGAGTTTAGCTTCGTCTGCGGTTATGCCTAACCGCTCTAATAAAGCGGTCTTGGCATTTTTTGCTTCTTCTTCTGCTGCTTTTATTGCTGCGGCTTCTAATTGGTCTTTTTCATATTGAGCCAATTCCGCATCATCCATTTCGCGAGTTTCTCCAGCGATTGTGATTAAAGGTCTAGTCATTATTTAACTCCATAAATGTAGTAATCGCCATCATTAAGATTTCCTGTATTAGCAAAAAATGTTACAGTTGAAATAGCTGCTGTATTAGCCCAGTTGCCAAGATATAGCCCATAACCAACTGCGCCACCAGAAGTATTTTTTACAACATTCCAAGCGCTTACAAATTTCCAAACTGATGTATCAGAATAACTTGGAATATTAATGTCGCTTAAAGATACTGAAGTGCCGCTACTTGTAACGCCCACATTTGTTCTAATATGAGTTTGATTTGGACTTACATTGTAATTAAAATTATCATTTCCAAATTGATAATTAGTTCCAGAATCGGAATTAAATCTAATTGCCATATAAGTATCGTTAGTAGTTCCCTGATATTGTTTGACTACAATTTTCAAATCCGTATAAGCTCCACTAAAACTGGCAGAAGTTACTGATGCGCCAGTAAGACTACCGCTAGTCAAAAGTGTATAAGCGCCACCAGCAGCAGGGGTTACCCATTCTGGGGCATTTGCTCCAGAATTTACTGCAAGAATTTTTCCAGCAGTTCCAATTGATAATTTGCTAAAAGTATCAGCGCCAGTTCCATAAACTAAATCTCCAGCAGCATCAAAGGCCGTTGCTACTGTGTTGGTTACGACTGGAACAGGGCCAGTTCCAGAAGCGACTGAAATACCTACACCAGCTTGAACCTCAGTTATGTCTCCAACATTAGGAGTAATAAAAGTAAAGTCCATATCGGCATTACTTGCCTTACTTAATATTTGTCCAGTTGTCCCACCTTTGAGATCAACCAATGAAGTATCGACACCATTACCGAGATTGCGGATGGCAGCTGCGCCATCTTTAACAAGATCTGTGTCTGCTGGCGTTGGCCAGTTAAAATTTGTAGTATTCGGCATTTAGTCTCCTATGCAACTATTGTAGCGCTGAGCCAGTCCAAAGTCGGGCTTATTGTATTGAAAGTCTCAGTCGCTGGGACTGAGTTCCATCTAAACGCCTGAAGGCTGAAGGCAATTGGCGATACATTTAGAGTTAAGTTGAGCTGATTAAGGCTAGCCGTCCAAGTCCAGCCTTCGACAAATCCTTGGAATTCGCCGCCTACCATATTGGCTGGCAAATTGATGATATTGAGCGGTTGGCCCATAAATACGCCAAGAAGATTATCTCGGTCTGAATTGTCGATTTCACCGCTGGCTATTGGGAAGGTTATCTGACGCAAGGCAAATTGAGGATAGGCGCGGATAAGTAGATAAAAGGCGGCTTGAGCAGTTGCATCGCCTACATTTCTAAGTGTGGTCGCTATGGTAGAAGCTAAAAGCCCATATTCCTCAATTGAAGCCGCATCCTCATCAGTCACATTTGCAGATGAAGTCCCATAGCCAATAGTTATTGAATTTCTAACATCTCCAGCTTTTTTAATAATTGAAAGTCCGGGGCCAATTGAATGATTGCCATCTAAATCTATATATCCGTTGGTGGCTAAATATTGACTTCTATGAGTCGAATCCGCATAGCCAATCAAACCTTGATTATCCTCATATAAATATCCAAGTCCGCTAGTCGCAAAGCGAGAAGCTAAATTATAAACTGTGTCGTTTAAATTGTTTTCGGAGTGCAATTCATAATCCCCCGGAGTATCAATTTCACCTAAACCGCTATTTTCTGCATTTTGCCATTGAACTGTCGGATTATAACCATTCCAAGTTTCCGCAGCTGGAACTTCATTCCATTGGTCAAATAAGACTGTTTCAAGCAATTCTAATATTCGGTCTCCATCAAATTGATGAGCAAAGTTGCCAGTATAAATAGAACGATTAAGCCTAGCCAAAGCTCCTACCGCAGTTATTTTAATTTGCTGACTCGTAGCAGTTGAACCAGAGGTTTGAACTGTAATGCCCAAATCTGTGATGAAGCCACCAAATAAATTTACATAAGTAGCACTTGAGTTTTGAACTTCAACTGTAACTGCGTCATTGATGTCGAAAGGAACTGATGCTTTAGTAGTCTCAATCAAAGTTAAACTGCAATAACCAGCGAGAGGCTGGCTATAAATATCGGTGCGACCAGATGTAATACTTAAACCGCTAAGGGTCGCGCTAGTTACTGTTGAGCCATTAACCTTGACTCTATAGACGGGACTCCAAGCGGTCATATTGCTAACTGATCTAGTGAGCCAGTTCGAGATTGACTTTCATTTAGGGCTTGAATAACTGACCTAGTAAAGCCTTCAGAATCAATAGCTGATGGAGCATTTACATTTATTGTGATGCCGCCATTTGTCGTCGTAGTCCCACTTAAACCACTAGTGTTTGCTAATCCATTTGTTGCACTTATAACACCAGTTCCAGCTGCTGATCCTGTAAATGAATTTTGGGCTGGGAATGGAACGCAGTAATTTAGGCTCTGCTTAATAATCTCGCCATAGTAGTTATATTCAACTAAGAATACGCCTTGACCAGATGGACATTCATTTGTCGGTCTAAAAATTGTTTCAGATTTCCACATTGTATTTCGGCGCTTATTTTCAGTAGCAGCATCGGCCGCTTCGGTATCACCAGCACCGCCAGCGCCACCGCCACCAGCTACGGGTCTGCCGAGTTCATCAACGGCCCCAGTCCCACCAGCCCTTAAGAAACCTGCATTAGTAAAACTTGTGTTACTAAATGGATTTATTTTGTCTATAAATTTTGATAAAGGATTGTTTTTTATAAAATCCACAAACTTCTTATAAGCATCATACAAGTCTTGAAAGAAATTAACTGCTTTACCTACAATATTTACCAAAGTAGTAAATGTAGTTATAATGCCACTTAAGCCAGTTTTTAGAGCACCGGTCAATATTGGGACAATATATTTATTTAAGAAATTCCAAATGGCGGTAAATTCTTCTTTATTGTCTTCAATTGCTTTAGTTAGCGGTTCAAATTTCTTGCGTATAGCTTCAACTGCTGGAGCAAGATTATTGTTGAACTTATCTAGTAAGTTAGTCAGGATTGGGAGTAATCGAGCGCCTACCGATTCTTTGGCTTCGTCAAATGCAACCTGTAATCTTGCGACCTTGCCGCTAAAGGTTTCTGCCTGAACTGATGCTTGACCGCCAAATGTCTCAGCTAGTTGCGCCGTAACATCATCAAAGCTCATAGACTTAAGTTCTGCTGCTGATAAGCCAATGCCTAGGCGGCTAAGGGCTGAGGTGTTGCCATCGTAGGCCCTAGCTAATGACTGGCTTACTGCATCTAAATCTTTGCCTGATCCTGCTGCTATGTCTAAAGCGAGAGTCTGTAATTTCTGAGCTTTTTCAACATCATTTGTTGCTCTAACCAATTTTTCAAAAGATGGCCTCAATCTGTCGTCAGCAACGCCAGTCGCCAAAGACATTTTTAAAATCTGATCTTCAACTGCTCTAATTTGCTCTCTAGTAGCGCCAGTCGTATTTTCTAAAGTAGTGGCTAACTTAGCTTGTGCTTTCTCATCTTCAATCGCAGCTTTAACGCCATCAACTAAAAGCTTGCCAGCATAGGCCGCTGCTGCTGCTGCCGCGATTGCAAAGGCTGCCGCAGCCTTCTTACCAAATTCACCTAGCTTGTCGCCAAAGCCTTTAACTTCTTGCTCGCCTTGGCCAAGCTTCTTCTTTAAATCATCGACATCAGCAAGAATGGATAACTTAAGCGTTCTATTACCAGCCATTTGTTATCCCCATTTCTTTAATATTGTAGCGAAGGCTTCTTCCCATTTGCGCACTAATTCAGGCTGAATTTTGCGAAGTGTCGGGTAGATGAAGTAGCCAGAATTGCCGCGTCCGCGATTGGGAGTTCTTCTGGGGAACTGGCTATAGCGGTTACTTCCAAACTCAAAACCTGCCCAGAGCTTCTGTGTTGTGCCGCCACCAGAAAACCTCTGAGATGCAAAGCCATATGAGAATTCGCCGATTTTAGACGACTTGCTGATTCGGACACCTTCGGCAACTCTCCGAACACCAGCACCCGAGACCTGTCGTCCCAACGCGCTGACTTTGATTTGATTGGCGGCATAGGTTGCGAGGGCATTGCTTTCGGTTCTGGCTTCTTGAATTGCTTGGTCATCCATTGCCTTAAATGCTTTGAGAATACCTGATAGCTCAGCGCGATCATAAGTAATCGGATCACTTGCCACCATTTTTCTCCTTCAATATCTCCAAAGCGGTTAAGACATCTTCGGCATCATCCCAATATTGTTTGGGAATTCGCGTCTCAATTGCTAGAAGCGTTAGAAGGTAATTTATGCTTCCAGCGGTGTGGCTTTTGGGGCTTGATTCACCACATCGATATCGGCGACTGTCTCCATCCACACATCGAAAGATTTAACTGGCTTGCCAGCCGCTTCGCGTTTCATTGCGTTATATGCCAAGAACATAATGTCCCAAACACCGCCAATTTCGCCAATCGTCTTGCCAGTTGCCTTCTCCCACTTTGCATACTCAGGCGGTTGGGCCACATAAGTTGCTTGCTCGCCTGAGTTATATGTAATTGTAATTTGCGATTTCATAGCTCCCGATGCTCCGATCTCTTAGGTGTAAGACTCTGCTGGTTGTCCAATTACTGTCAATGTCCAAGTGTCTGTGAGAGCCCCCGGAGCAGCTCCACCAGCGGTTGGGAATATTGGCAATACTTGGAAAGTAAATGATGCCCCAGTCGCAGCGGTGAATACTACTTGGATACCAGTATTAGGTGCAGATTCTGCAACACCCCAAAAGATTTCAAATAGTGATCCTGCTGCTCCCCAGTCCTGCAAAAGTTCTAGTGTAAATGTCCATTGCTTATCAACGGACTTATAAGCGCGACCATCAAGAGTTTGGTAAGTTTCTATAATGGTTTCAGCAGATAAAACTGCTGAAGTTGTTTGAGCGTCAAATGAGTTGCCCCCAATAGTGAAGGTCACATCGCGCCCAGTGATTACTGTTGTTGCCATTTGGGTCTCCTATGCGGTTTGCTCGTAGCGGACGCTCAAGCGAATATCTGAAACTAGCAAGGTTGTAGTTCCAACTTCAGTTACTGAAGGTCTTTCGACTATCGATAACTCATACTTGGAAGCATTTAGCGCTCCAAGAATACTGATGATTAATTGCTCTAAGTTGTCCAGAGCAGCGGCGTTGCTGAAATACGCAACGCAAGCAGTTATGGTGTAATTTAATTTAACGCGAGTAGTTGATTTGCCTAAGACTTCAAGCTCCATATAGGGCGAGTCTGGAATGACGATAATTGCTGGGACTATTGGAGCTTCTGGAACTGAGTCATAAATATTAGCGGTGCAGCCAGCCAAGGCGGTCTTAATAGCGCCTCTAACATCTGTGGCAATTGTTGATGCAGGCATTAGCCCACCATCGTTTCAACATCAAGATAAGGGCCAAGTAAGCCAGTTACTTTGGCAAGTAAATTCTTAGATAGTCGGTAAGGGGTAACTGCAAAATCTACACCTTCGATTGATCCACCAGCGGCGGTTCTGGCTTGGAAGATTTCAACGGAGATAGCCAGAATAGCAGCTTCAGCATTGGCATTTCCGACATAGGTTGATAATCCAGAGAGCGCAGCATTTCCTGCTGGGATAACATTCTTTTCCAATATGTCTGCATTGGTGATTGCAACGGCGAATTCATAATCTGATAATCCATCTGCTGCTACTGTGTGAGTGCCGTTAAATGGCGAGCCGCATCCCGTAATGATTACGGATTGGCCTTCGGTAAATTCTTGGATTGTAGCGGTAATGAAGTAAGCAATATTATCTTCAAGTCTTACTTTGTTAATTTTGCTTTGGAAAGTAACTAGCATTGGCAGAACTAGATTCTCCGAAGCATCTACTATGTCGTTTAGATAAGCATCGTTATATAGGGATGACGAAACGCCAAGAATTGTCCTAAGCTCTGTGGCCGTAACTATCGTAGGCATTTCGTCATCCTTTCAAGCAGTTAGGTGAGAGGCCAGCTCGGGAGCGGACTGGCCCTCACTATTAGGGGTTTTATCAGGTTAAGTTGAAGTGGCAAGAACCATTTGCAACTTTAACCGCAAGTGCTCCGTAGCCGTAGTAAGCAACTTCAATCTGGCCGTTTAGAGCCACATTTGTCTGCAGACGGAATCTGCTGGATTCATACCAAGTGTAAGAATCAGGATTGATTACAACCATTGTTCCATCTCCAGTTGGAGCTGCACTTTGGTTAATGC